ATGTATAGTTTTTGTATTAGAGAGATTAGTAATAAGCCAAGTATTATTTATTTGGTGTGTAGTGATAGTGAAGGTAAGTATTATAAAATAAGTACAGGCAGAAAGATACTGTACAGCCAATGGAATAAACGGAAGCAAGAACCGATAATAAGTAGCATGTTCAGTAATGATGTTAATAGAAGTGCTTTAGTTACCTGTCATATATTAAATAAAATAAAAAGCGAATATCAGAATTATATTTATTATCTTTGCAGCAATAACGAAAAATTTAATATCAACATACTAAGAGCAAAAATAAACAGTATTGTAACAAATAGCAAGTTAAGTGAACAAATTATTAACTTTAAAGTAACAGATAAAATGGTTAAAGGTAATATAGGAAAGACACCAAGCGCAACAAAGGCACTGGATAAAGCACTAAAGCAATATATAGCAGACAGTCAAGTAAAAGAAAGTACTGGAAAAAATTATAAGTTATTGGTTGGTAAGTATAAGCGTTGGATAGTTGATGTTTATAAAGTTGATAGTATGAGTGCTTTAAAACAGTCTGCATTTGATAAGTACGTAGAATATTTAAAGAAAGAAGGCGCAAGTAGTAATGAAATAAATAAGCTGGTAGTAATTAAGAAGTTGATAAATAATTACATCGCTAAAGGTAACAAATATGGCTTAACACAGATAATATTTAACCCTCTGAAAGACAAGCGATTAAGCGATGATAAAGTAAAAGTTGAGTTGTTAGATAATGAGATAGAAAAACTGGAAAATATTGTCTTACCTGCTGAATATCAACTATATAGAGACCTATTCATGCTGGCTATTTATACAGGGCAAAGAGTAAGCGACATACAGAATATTGCCGTAGGGGTATACGAGAGAAAAGGTGATTTTTTGGTGATAAAGACGGTAAAACGAGGAAAAGCAGCCTATATACCACTAAGCAAAAAGGTTGAATATTACCTAAGCAAGGTAGAAGGTAAAGTAAAGCCGATGTCTGGTGTAAATTTTCGTAACAAGCTGAACAACAATATAAAAGAAATATTTAGACTTGCAGAAATTGATAGAGAAGTTACCTACATAGATGCACATCAAAAGACTATTACGGCACCATTATACAGCATAATTAGTAGCCACTTCGCACGACATACATTTACTACAAAGAAAGTCCGAGAAGGTTATTCGTTTGAGGAAGTGGGTAAGCTGATAGGAGATACAGGAAGGGTAATAGAAAAGACATATAGCCACCTAACCGCTGACGACCACATAAACACACTTCACAAGGCACAAGAAAGAATAGTAAGTTCCAAGTTCCAAGTTAAATCAAAGAATGAACGACAAGTAAGTAAAGAGGAGAGTAACGTAAGACAAAGTTACGAACCAAGACAAAGTAGTAAGTTACGTGAGCAACGTAACGTAAGTTCTACTATATTATCTAAGAATGAGACGATAGAAACACTTACTTCGTTCCAACAAGCAATAGGATATATAGAGAACAATTCCAAAGAGCCTCAACGAGTTATAGAGTATCTAAGACAGAATAATATCAGTATCAACCAACTTATAAGATACTATTCACAAACCATCGGACACAGAAAGGAAGGTATGGTATTTGATTTAGACAGCACAATGGAATTTTTAGTATCGCTTAAAGGAAAGATATAAAGGAACTCGAAAGCGAATAATGAAGGTGGAAGTTGAAATATTAGCCTAAAAAACGATACTGATTATCAACGAGTTGCGGAGATTAAACAAGGGTGGGTGTATTTAAGACATTTCCACCCTATTTTTTGCCATTTAATACCGAAAAACACCATTTACCACCCGTTTTTTCCACCCATTTTTAGTGTATTCCTTATATAGTGTAATGAAGATTATTTTGCACATTTAATTAGCCGATAGTTCCTTCTTTGAATGAACTTGGAACTTTAGATGCTGATAGTTACTTTAAAGAAGTAACGGTGATGCTTTTTGTAAGTAAGAGCCTATAGTTACTTACCGTTCCTTCTCTGAATGAACTATGAAGTAACGGTAAAATCTTATTTATAGATATGATATTGTGTGCTTGAAATAGAAGAAAAGTACACTAAGAAGCCCTATACACCTTACTCATAGGGTTAATAGATAGTACCAGAAAAACAATAGAAAATGAAAGTATTAGATAAATTGAACAATAGCACGAATAATAGTAATGCTGTTGAAGTGTGGAAACCTATAAGAGGGTATGAAGGTTACTATGAAGTTAGCAGCTTAGGTAGAGTTAGAAGTATTGCAAGAACAATAACTAAAAGTAATGGCGTTAAACTGAAAGTAGAGGAAAAACTACTAACACAAGCTACAATTACTGGAGGTTATTTAGCTGTTTGTCTAAGTAAAAATGGAAAATGGCATTGTTACTCTGCTCACCGCCTTGTTGCACAAACTTTCATACCTAACCCAGAAAATTTGAAAGATGTCAATCATATAAATGAAGTGAAGACAGATAATAGGTTAGAAAATCTTGAATGGCTAAGCCACAAAGATAATATGAATTTCGGAACAGCAAGAGAACGAGCATTAAAGAAAATACGTAAACCAGTTGTACAAGTAGATAAAGTTACTGGTGAAATTATTGAGAGATTTCCAAGTGGTACAGAAGCCATTAAAAAGACAGGAATAAAGAGTATATTTGATTGTGCAAGAGGTAGAATAAAAAGTGCTGGTGGTTACTTGTGGAGATATACAGCATAATAACCAACGAACTAAACAGGATAACAACTAAAAACAATAAATACTATGATAACAGAAATTTGGAAGAAAGTAATTGCAGATGGCATAGGTGAATATGAAGTTAGTAATAAAGGCAATGTTAGAAATGCTGAAACTGGGAGAATATTAAAGCCATTCAGAAATACTGGCGGATATTTGCAAGTAGACCTGACAAAGTATGAAGGTAATAAGAAATTGAAAAAAAGATTATTTCAAGTTCACAGATTAGTAGCACTTGCATTTATACCTAACCCAGACAAATTACCTATCATTAACCACAAAGACATTAACCCAGAAAACAACGAAGTTAATAATCTCGAATGGTGTAGCTATGAATATAATAATAACTATCTTGACCGTAACGAAAGAATGTCAATGCACAAAAAAAAAGAGATAGAAGTAATAAATAGCAAAGGTGAAATAGTAGACATTGTAAAAGGCTTGATAGATACAATGGATAAATACAACATCAGCAAACATTATATCAAGCAAAGTAATAATGGCAGAGACTTAATTAAAGCTGGTGTTAGTAGATATAATTTTAAAATAGCAGCATAATAATCAAATAAATAAATACTATGAAAAAGATATACACAACAATAGCAGCATTATTATTAGTATTATGTGCTGTATGGAATATTAGGTGTGAGAGTGAAAAACGAAATAGAATTGAAAGACAAGCAGCATTTTTACAATATCTACACATCAATAGCAAGCCATATAAAAAGAGCTTGAAACAGGACACTTTATTTGCACAGAGACTTGATAGTATAGAAAGACAAGCTAAAGTGTTGAAAGTTACTACTCACAAGCCCTACATGCCTAAATAAATGTAGAAGTAATTAACCCTGTATGACAAAGTACTGTTACTTGTGTCTACTTTTCGATAAGATACAGGGTGCTATTGTTTAAAATTTTGGTGTTTTTATTTGTTTTAGCCCTGTATAGTATGTGATGTATTGTATAGGGCTGCTTTTTATTAACACCGAAAAATAAACATAAATGAAAGTTATAGTTACTTACCGTTCCTTCTCTGAATGAACTATGAAGTAACGGTGGACACCGAAACAAATAAAACACAATATGGAAACGAGACAAGATTTTAAATTAACTACTAACCTATCAAAAGTCGGATATAGTAGTAAAGATGATTGTACAGCAGCGATAATGAACAATAGAAAGTACTTGAAAGAAAAGGGTATGGAAACTATGCGCTTTAAAGAACAAGTGCTAACAATTGATGAGTTTGTAGAAAAAATAATAAATGGCTACTCTTTTTGTGCGCTGTATAGCTATGAAGTTGGTAAGAAATTATATATCAATTCTAACGTTCGACCATATTATACAGAGCCAACAGAAAAAGACGGCTATATGAAAAGATGTATAAAAAGAACTGATTACTGGAAAAGTACACAGATAATAAGCGTGGATATTGACGAGACTAACCACAAGGACATAGAAAAGTACTTGACACTCTTAACATATCAACCTACATTTACATATACAACATTTAGCGATAGGTTGAAAAATAATGGAATGAGACGCTTTAGACTTGTGTATGTATTTGATAGACAGCTGAATAAAGAAGAATTTAAAGCACTATCAACAGCACTACATAAGAAGGTTAGTCATGATACAGTGGAAGCGATAAAGGATAGTTGCGGAAAACGTCTTGACCAATATTTTTGCGGTACACACACAGGAGCAGAAATATATAAATCATACAACATCTACACTATTGCTGACATCGAAGGTTATAATGAAGCGTTAGCCGAGTTGATAGAGAGTAAAAAAGATAGTAACGATGCAATAAGATATGATGAAGAAATGCTAAAGGATATGAAGCATAAAGGATATAAAAAGTTCATGCAGAAGTATCATAGCAAGTATAAATATTTCTATCAAAGTGAGATAGTCTGGAGTGAAAATGATGTATATAAGCTGGTAGATGATGATTTTATTAAGCTGTATTTTAAGTGGAACGGAAAAGAAATAGTAAAGTTTAAAGATGGTGAAGGTAGAAGAAGGAAATTAGGAGCTTATGCAAAACTAAGAAGATTAATTAAACCGAACATTACACCAAGTGAACTACTTTTTAACCTCTATATTGACCGTGAAAAGTTCTTTGATAATACAGATAAACAGCTTTCTATTACTTGTCTTAAAAATAGAGTTCATGCAGCATTTGAAGTTAGTATTGAAGAAATAGCTACAGAACTCGAAGAGAGAAGAGAATATATGAAAGAGCAGTTAGGTAAGAAGTACAAGCAGAAAAAAATAGTATTTAACCCAGACTTCCTAAAAGCACAGATAGCAATAAATAAGTTAGGCGTTGGAGAAAAAGTGCAGAGTATAATAAATAAAGCTGTTAAAGAATATAACTACTCTGCTATTGATGAGTACTATAATAAATCTTTGAGTGTAGCCGAGAATTTGAAGGTACTGCAGGATAATGGAGTGAAGGTATGTAGTAAGACTCTCTATAATTATTGCAAAGATAGAGGAATAAAGGTTTGTTATAGTGATAGCGAGATTATTGCCATGATTAACGCCAATGATAGTGTTAGAGGGAATTTGGCAACACTGAAAGATAATGGCGTGAAAATTGGCAGTAAAAGAATCGCTAAACTACTCAAACAACTAAAGGAAGGCAGAGCAAGTGTAAACGAAGCGAGCGATACGATAGTAAGTGGAAGTAACTCACAAAAAGTTACTGACACAACTAACAACATAGATTATAGAAAATCTATTATACCTAAAGATTACAAAATAACCACACCTAACACCACTTCAACTATACCTACCCAGAACGACATTATAGACGAAATGGAGGCTTATTTAATGAAGCTGGAAAATGAAATTAATAACACATAGTTCCTTGAGCAAAGGAACGTTGGACAATGAAAAAGACGAGTAAATTAAATGTTGAGTATGCAGTAATGAACCAACCCAACAACATAGAGAACAGGAGCGGAGCGAATATTGACGATGGCGAGTTTATACGAAGTCATTGGCAGAAAAGAATTATCAAACATCAACCACCAATAATACGCACGATGGAGGACTTAAAGCTGCTGGATAAAGGTAAAAATTCCTAATAACATTCGATTTAAGCCTATTTCCTTTCGTTCTGTTGCGTTGTAGGTGTGTTTGTGTATATTAGATAATCAAAGATGTTAGAATGGCTTAAAACGTAAATATTGGCTTATTCGTATTTCTATCTATTTCTGCTTTACTACCTCGTTCAATCAGCAAGTTACGTGAACAACGTAACGAATGAACTTACACGAACTACCTATATTAGAATGTTAAGTAATGTTAATTCAGTCTTAATATAGTCTTGTAATGTGTGAATATGTAGGTTGAAAAGGTGGTCAATTCTTTATGAGTAGATAGAGAAATTATTTATTATTGTTTATATGTTTATTTAATCGTGTTGGTATAGGTAGGTAATATTTCTGCTTGCTTATACCTTCACACCTATTTACATACTAACAATACAACACAGAACAGAACATGCCAACAATTTATAAACCAAAGAAAAAGAAAGTAACTAACAATCAAGCCTTCTATCAGCAACGTAGGAGAGAACGACAAAAGATATACAATACTTCGACATGGCAAAAGTTAAGACAATCATATATGCAACAACACCCACTTTGCGAGGAATGTTTAAAGGGAGGTATAATTAAGTCAGCTAAAGATATACACCACAAAGTATCTTTTATGAGTACTGATGATAAAGCAGAAAGAGAACGTTTAGCCTTTGATAGTGATAATCTTATGGCACTATGTAGGGAATGTCATAACGCTATCCACAACCATAAAAAGAAATAGTGTTAGTAGTATATATAGTAGCAGTGTTAGTAGTAATATTAGCACCTCAACTACAAAACTACCCCCCCCGTGTATCTTTCTGACTATCAATGAGTTAAACCCCTATCCCACTCTAATTTACACGCACTGACCATTTTATGTAGAATTATTTGGAAAAAATGAAAAAAGAAGAGGCAATAAGAAATTTTGATGCTGTACTGAAAGATAACACTGTGGATAAGCTAATGAAATATCTAAGTGATGAACTACTGGCTATTAAAAGAAAGTAGCCAATGATAATAAATAAACAAATAAACAATATGGAAGTAATATTATACAACACAGAGTTAGTAATAAAAAATTTCTAAACGACAGCTACAATAAATAATATAAAGTAGCACAGCAGATACAGTTCAGAATTTAGAAGCTGAACAAAAATAATAAACATTTAAATAATAATTAATTATGATAAAAGAAGTTACAATACCAAAGAGAAGAAGTGCAGCATTTGAAAGAGAATTAGAACAAATGCAACGTCCAAAAAATTATCATCTACTTGTGCGATATATAAAAGAGTATGGCACAGAGGAAGGTAGTAAAAGATGGAATGATGAGTTAGACGATAAAGAAGAAAAATATGCACAATGGCTTATTGATAATAACATAATAATAGACGACAATAAGCAAAAGATGTCAAAAAAGGAGAAGGCAATACTTAAGCAACTTTATGAAAATATGGGACTATTTCCTCATTTTGTAGAGAGTATGGGTAGGCAGTATGGTAATAGTTGGGGGTGTTTACTACCAACTTCTAAGATGCTATTTGACGAGTAACACATAATAACCTTTTTTCTAATACCATGACAAACAACACTAATTTACATAAAGCTAAGCAGAAAAAAGATGATGAATTTTATACACGCTTAGAGGACAACAAGAAGGAGCTTAGCCATTATGTGCAGTACTTGGTAGGTAAAGTAATATATTGTAATGCTGATGACGAAGAAAGCAACTTTTGGAAGTATTTTACAAGCAACTTTCAGAAACTACAAATAAAGAAAATAACTGCCACATCTTATAATAGTGCTGGTAATGGTGAAATGTTAGAATATGATGGCAAGCAAGTAATAAAGAAGTCGTTAGTGGGTAATGGCAGCTTTGATAGTCAAGAGTGTAAAGCAATATTAGAACAATCAGATATTATCATTACTAACCCACCTTTTAGCTTATTCAGACATTACATAGATACAATAAAGGACAAAGATTTTTTGGTTATTGGTAGTATTAACGGTGCAGCCTATAAAGATATTTTTCAGCTAATAAAGCAAGGCAAGGTAAGAATAGGATATAACGTACCCAGCAAATACACAGGGGTAAATGGCGAGCAGAAAGGTATAAGAAATTGCTGCTGGTATACAACATTGCCAGTACTTAAGCCAGAATTAGTACTAACAAAAAAGTATAACGCTACTGATTACCCTGTTTATGACAATTACCCAGCTATCAATGTAAATAAGTACTGTGATATACCGAATGACTACAAAGGAGCTATGGGAGTGCCAGTAACTTTTTTAGCAAAGCACAACACAGGACAATACAAAATACTTGACCTATTAATGAACCCGATAGTAGGTAGTAAGCATGTATATAAAAGAATATTAATACAACACAATGACAACTAACAATACTAATATAGAGATACGACCTTTTGTGCTTGGCTATATAGCTGGTGTAAGAAGGTATCTAAAAAAAGAACACAAAAAGGTAAAGCCAGAATGGGAAGGCGTAATAAATACACTTGCTTATAACATGGAAATGGAAGCACGAATAAAGGATAAATTACAGGAAGATGGGTTAATGGTTAAAGATAGATACGGTAACTGGAACAAACACCCACTACTACCTATCCTCAATTCATTTCAAGTCCAGATATTTAAGTGTATCAGCGAGTTAGGATTATCACCAAAGGCTGCAAAAAAGTTAGAAGAGCCGAAGGTAGAAGAGCCAAAGGAAGAGCCGAATTTTTTACAACAACTAAACGATAACGACTAATGAAAAGAGTACAATCAAATAGCACCCTTCGTATCAAGCCCTATAAATTTGTATCTGGTGGCTATGTCTTATTCTATACAACTAACCCATCTTTCGGCACTGTTTTAAAAGAGGTAGACGATGAAGGATATATGGAGTTAAGCTGGGATAATCTAAAGCAAATGGGTAGGGGTGTGCTAAATTATAAAGTAAACAACCCAGTAGATATAGACGATTATACCGTTACTACTGACTACTACATTGACACAGCGACACAAGTAGATGATAATATAACAGTCGAAGAAGTAGTAGAGGTGTTTAAGAAGTCAGTTATTGAGGAAGTAAATAGGGAGATAGCAGATAAATTTGCAAGTGTAGATAGTGAATTAGATAAGCTAAAAGAAAGCATACAACAACATCAACTACAAAGCGATAATTTAATAACTTCACAAATCAACGCACTACCTTCTATGATGCCTACTATTGACAGTGAAGGATATGTAAGCGAGTATAACACAACTACACACCAGCACCAAAAGACAACAAAGAACTTGAAAGGTGCTAAGGGTGATAAAGGCGATGATGGATATTTACTACTACAACAACACGGCACAACAGATACTACCTTTGCTTTGACACCTAATACTATGCACGTCTGGGGAGAAGTAGAGACATTAACACTGACACTATCACCAAATACAGACGAAAATAAGTTAGCCGAGTATTGTTTTCAGTTTACAAGCCCATTAAAACCGACTAAGCTAAAATTACCAGACAACATCAAATGGCAAGCACCACTTCTTGTAGTATCTAATTGCATTTATCAAGTATCAATAACTAATAACTTAGCTGTGTGGGGGGAGTGGAATGCTTAGAAAAAGAAATTTGCTTAAACAAACACCTATTATAGCTAAAAATTATAAATATAGAACTTGGTTGAGTTTTATCGACAACAGAACAGCTTTTGAAATTGATAATATATATTTAACCCCCGATATAGAAATTGATATTGAGTTTATCGTAGATGATGTTACAAGTAATATTGAGCACTTAATTTCATTATTTGATGGTACACCTTTAATTAGATTTGAGAAAAATGAGCACTCTGAAGATACTATTGTTATTGGACAAAATCAAATCATTCCAATAAAGCATCAAAAAGGAAAGGTCAGACGAATAAAGTTAAATAAAAATTTTTTTATATTAGATGACAATGAGCCTATCCCATGTACACAGTACCCTAACTCACGAGCTTTAATAGTATTAGGTTATTTAGGTAGTGAGCCTAATAACATTACCACAACTTGTAAGATAAAAAGGCTAATAATAAGAAGAGGTGATACAGAGGAATTTGATTTTTTACCAGCATTTTTTTCAAAAACTCGAAGTGGCTTGTATAACAGGAAAACTAATTTATTATCAATGGCAAGTCTTGATAAGGAAGATTTTAGATTTGGTGATTTTAATTTATATCAAAAAGAAATAACGACATTAAATCTACCTATTAAGTTTAAAGATATAGAGACTAAAAAATTATGCGTAGAAAACTATGGTGGAGTTCAAGGGTTTAGTAATAGTACTAAGAATGTGTCAGGTATTGCAGGTGAAATAACTTATAGACAAGCAAGAAACATTTCATATTTTAGTACATACAGAAATGGAGAATTTATAGGCAATAACATAAAGAGTTTTAATGAGTTTTTTAACTTTAAAAATATCCAAGAAATCTCACAATATAACAATACCAGTTTTAGAGATTGTTCAAAATTAAAAGAGCTTGTGTTACCAGATACAGAACATTTACTAATTCTAAAGGGTCTAATTTTTGGAAACACTGCTATAGAAACAATAGTAATTCCTAAGAATGTTATTTTTGATGACGCTGATTATAGTCCTTTTGCCTGTGCAGATAAACTAAAAACTGTTGTTTTTCTAAACCCACTACCTCCGATAGCTAAGCATAGTATTTATTTTCAAGACCCACTTGTAGGTACATCTTTTACTGAGGTGTATGTACCAGATAATTCCATTGATTTATATATAACAGCTCACAATTACAATATACCTTCTGAAATGATAAAGCCTTTGTCTCAATATAAAGGAAGAATTTATAACGCAACATAATAAATAACTAATACGATATGATAGACGAAAAATATACCTCTTATGCTCGTGATGTGATAGATGGAAAAGTAGTAGTAGTCTGTCAGTATATACGCTTAGCATGCCAACGTTACCTAAGCTGGTTCAACAAGGAGGACAGATATTTCGACACTAAAGCAGCAGATAGAGTAGTTAAGTTCTTGCAATTATTACCACAGTCTACAGGAAAATTCGCAGGTAAACCACTACAATTACAAAGCTGGCAAAAGTGGGTAATTTATTCTATTTTTGGCTTTAAACACAAGAAGGACGGTAAGCGAGTAGTAAGAGAAGTTTACATAGAGGTTGCCAGAAAATGCGGTAAAAGTACATTAGCTGCTGGTATCATGTTATATATGCTTACTGCTGATGGAGAAAACGAAGCCCAGATTATCTTTGCAGCTAATTCATATTCACAGGCACAATTAGCCTTCACGATGTCTAAAAATTTTATTAGCCACTTAGACAAAAAAGGTAAGCTATTTAAGACCTTCAGAGACCAAATTAAATTTCCTTCTACAAAGTCAGTTATGAAAGTAGTTAGTGCAGATGCTGATAAATTAGATGGCTTAAATAGTAGTGCTTTTGTTCTTGATGAATACCATGCAGCAAAATCAAATAATGTAGCAAATGTATTAACAAGTAGCGTTGGTATGCGTGAACAGCCACTAATGTTATATATCACGACAGCAGGCTTTGACATGACTAACCCCTGCTATCAATTACGAAGTACTTACATTGATATTCTTGATGGGAAGTTACAAGATGATAGTATTTTTTCTGCTATCTATACTTTGGACGATGGAGACGACATAGAGGACGAAAGCAATTGGGTTAAGTGCCAACCAAACCTAAATCTAACTGTTACTTCTGAATATATACGTAGCCAACTTAACAAAGCAAAAAATAGTCCATTACTACTAACTAATTTCAAAACTAAATTAATGAATATCTGGTGTAGTAATGCAAATGGAGAGTGGATAGGTAGTAATTATATAAATGAGTGTACAGCAAAATTTGACCTTAGCGATATTATGTTTAGTGGTTGCAGCGGTTATCTTGGTATTGACTTAAGTAGTACAAGTGATTTAACTGCAATATCGCTTATGATACCACTTAGTGATAAATATTATTTCAAAAATTGGTATTACCTACCAGAAGTTACACTGAAAGAAGGCGCAAACAGGGAGAAGTATGCACAATGGAAAAGACAAGGCTACCTTAATATAACGTCTGGAAATGTCGTAGACTACAATAGAGTAATTAGCGATATAGAGGAAATAAATAAGGTAATACCAATCGAATGTATCAGTTATGACCAGTGGCAATCAACTATGGCTATTACTCAACTAACCGAAAAAGGCTTTAGTTGCCAACCATACAGCCAAACAACAGGAGCACTTAACAAGCCCACCAGATATATGGAAATAATTGCAAGAAGTGGCAAAGCAGTGTTTGATAACAACCCAATAATTAGGTGGAACTTTGCTAATTGTGAGATTATCGAAGATAATAACGAAAATATTAAGCCCGTGAAGATAAACAAGGATAGCCAGAAAAAGATAGATGGTGTACATGCTATGCTTAATGCACTTGGTAAATACTTAGAACAACCACAATACGACAACACAATAACAGGCTTTACATACTAACTAATACAATGAAATTTTTAGGATATAATATTACAAAACAACTACCCGAAAAAAGGGAATTAGACACTTTCAACCCCAACTTATCAAATAGCTTACAATATGGCTTAAACAGTAGCAAAAATACAGCATTATCATTATCAACAGTGTATAGTGCCGTGAACTTAATAAGTGATGCCATTGCTTGTATGCCTTTTACTATCAAAGCACACAATAAAGAAGGTATTACAGAACTAGACCAACACCCACTAAAAGATATTTTCAGTAACAATCTAACCACAAAATATACGCTTTTCAAGACGATATTACAAAGTGTATTACTTAAAGGAAATGCTTACTGTTATATTGAAAGAAAAGGTGGAAAAATAACTGGCTTAAGATACCTACAGCCAGAAGATGTGCAGACGTATTACAGGAAGGAGACAAAAGAATTATATTACACTTGCGGTTACTTAGGTGGTACAAAGCGGATAATGCCTTCTGATATGTTACACTTCTTGAAATATACAGTAGATGGTGTACAAGGTATCAGTGTACTTAACCACGCAAGACGAAGTTTAAATATAGCAAACCAAACAGAAAATACCGCTGAAACATTCTTTAGTTCTGGTTGTAACTTGAATGGTGTTATTAAAGTTCACTCTAACTTATCAAATGAGCAAAAGCAAGACATAGCAACATCATGGCGTACAACCTTTGGCGGAGGAAATACAAGTGGTGGAGTTGTAGTTGTGCCTGCTAACATGGACTATCAGCCAATTAGTGTAAGCGGTGAAGATGCTCAAATGTTAGAAAGCCGACAGTTTAACGTAGCAGATATAGCGAGATTTTTTAATATATCACCTGTACTTCTCGGCGACTTATCAAATGCTGGTTACTCAACTATCGAAGCAACTAACTTACAGTTTTTGTCTTATACACTCAACCCATATATTGTCATGATAGAGGAAGAGTTGAACCGAAAATTAGTAAGCGGTGGTGAGAACTTAGAAATAAATCTTGATGAGACAGCAATATTACGTACAGATAAAGCACAACAAGCAGCATTTTATAGCACTTTACTGTCAATGGGTGTGCTGTCTATCAATGAAGTAAGAAAAGAACTTGGTTTGAACGAGGTAGAAGGTGGAGATAATCACAACTTAGCTTATAATGATGTGTCAAAAAGTAATATAGCAAGTAATACAGAAGAAGAAAGTTAATCTATATAAAGTAATACTATGACAAAAGAACGAGTAGAGAGACGTTCAGCCAGTATTAGTAGTATTAACGTTGATACTCGCATAATTGAAGGGTATGCTATTATCTTTAATAGTCAGTCAGAAGATTTAGGCTTTTTTGAAACAATAGCACCAAGTGCAGTAACCGAAGATACTATTAATACATCGGACGTTTTTTGTCTATTTAATCACAACCCAGATAAAGTATTAGCAAGGTCAAAGTATGGTAAAGGTAGCCTAACATTAGTAATTGATGACAGGGGCTTAAAATATAGCTTTGAAGTACCTAACACTGAACTGGGCAACGAACTTTTAGAACATGTCCGAAGGGGCGAAATTGACGGAAGTAGCTTTGCATTTATAGTTAGTGCAGATGAAGGTAGCGAAGTATGGGAAAATATTAACGGCACAACATATCGAACTATAAATAAGATAGAGTGCTTATGTGATGTCAGCCCAGTATGGCAACCAGCTTATAGTGCAACAAGTGTAGGTGCAAGAGCAAAGGAAATACTAAACGAAATGGAAAAAGAAAAGTTAGAAAAGTTGGATAATGAAAAAGACATTAAGCCAACAGAAGAGCAGGTAAAGTCCAGTGAGCAACAGGACGGTGAAGTAGAAAAAGAAACAACCGACACCAAAGAAGTAGATACAAAGGCTGACGAATTGCCCGAAGATGAAGAAGAAGAGACTACAACCAAAACAGAAGATGGGGAAGTAGACAAGGTAGAAGAAGAAGAAACAACCGACACCGAAAAAGAAGAAACACGTAACAAGAAATTTATTAACACACGAAACAAAATGAAGCAAAGATTTTCATTATTGAGGGCTATCAAGGCGGTAGCAGAGAACAGAAGTATTGATGATATTACAGCAGCAGTTAATAACGCTGGTATGAAGGAGATGCGTAAAGCAGGGCTAAATACTATTGGTCAAATTTACTTACCAACTGAAAAAAGAGCTGTTAGTGTAGCGACCGAAGGAGTAGATGTTGTAGCTACTGACCTTTACGACATAATTGAGCCATTACGAGCAAAGAACGTATTACTTAATGCAGGTGCTAAGTTCTATACTGGCTTATCAAATAATGTACAATTGCCAGTTATGACAGGTGCTAATGTTGGCTGGGCAGGTGAAGTAGGAGAAGCAGCAGATGGTGGTACTGCTTTTGGTAATGTAGTATTACAGCCTAAACGCTTAACAGCTTTTGTTGATATTTCTAAGATGTTGTTAGCACAGGATAGTATTGGTGTTGAAAATGCAGTTAGAATGGACTTAATTAATGCAATTAACTCTAAACTAGAAGCAACAATATTGGGCAAAGAAGCTAAGACAGCAGATAAGCCAGCAGGAATGTTCAACGGCAAGACACCTACTAAAGTAACTGATTTTGAAGGTATTGTAGGTCTTGAAGCACTCGTAGAGGAAAAGAATGTACTCGGTGATATTGCTTATATTGCAAGTCCATCAGCTAAAGCATCTTTCAGAAATATGATGAAGGGTAGCAAAGGTACAGCACAATTGGCATATATTGATAGTTCACTTGATGGTACACCTGTTTACTCAACATCAAACGTAGCACCAAAACAATTCGTAGTTGGAGACTTTAGTAACCTAGCTATTGGTCAGTTCGGAGGCATTAACTAATATACTTCTACTGGTATATATCAGTGTCGCTTGGTAGTAATACTAAGTAAACCCGAATTAAAATAAGAAAATCTTTTCTAAAACGCTGGAAATATTATAACAAAGTAAATCAGTGTCTCTATTATAGAGTTCAACGACTAAATAAAAGAACCCCACTTAATAGCATTGGGGATATGATATAGTCTAAACAGTATAGAAATATACTGATATTGGACTTAAATAACTAAAAACCTTTTTTAATACTATGAGAAGTGGTATCTATAAATGGACTTCTCCCAGTAATCAATCCTATATTGGTCAAGCTATTAACTTAACAAGACGATATAATTTCTTTAAAAATAACCCAGAAACAATAGATTATACCAGCCACAATTCTGCAATAGATAGAGCAAGGCGAAAGTACCCTGAATTTAATCAGTGGAATTATGAAGTATTAGAGGTAGTCGATACAGAAAATAAGAGCAAAGAAGAAATTAGTAAGTTACTTGATGAGAGAGAAATTTACTATATTCAGAAGTTTGATACCTATAAACATGGATATAACAGTACTAAAGGTGGAGCAGGTACATGTGGTAAGACTGGGAGAACTAATAAACAAAAAGCAGGACTAAGAAAAAGAAGAAGTTATGCAGGTGAGAATAACCCTAATTTCGGAAAAAGTCATAGTCAAGAGACTAAAGAGATAATTAGAAAGACCAATTTAGGAAGAAAACAAAGTGTTAGTACTCGATTGAAAAAAGCAATACCGATAAACCAATATGACTTAGACGGTAACTTTATAAAAACTTGGAGTTTAGGTGCTACTGAAGTAATGAAAAAGTTATCTATTGATAAATCATCTATTGGCAGGTGTTGCAAAGGTAAAAAACACACAGCAGGAGGTTTTAGGTGGAGTTATTTAAGTTAAAAACGTGATATTACAGTAGACCCATTTAGCAAGGCATCAGCTGGTATGGTTCGCCTTGTTGTTAATGCTTACTTCGATGCAACTATGATACGTCCAGAAGCATTCCAATTCGGTACTTTTGCAGTATAATTAACCTAAAATAATATTTATCTATATGTACATTCAATTATACCAAATCAAAAAGCACTTAAACATTGATGAAAATTTCCACGATGACGACGAATATTTAGTAGATTTAGCGGTGGTGGCTGAAAAGGCAATAGAAAAACATATAGATAACACATTTGATAGTATAGTAGCTGGTGAGGGTGGTAGTGAATTGCCTCCTCCACTGGCGCATGCTGTATTATTGATGGTAGGTAATCTATATGCAAACAGAGAGCCAATTGCCTTTACATCTAACACTGAAATACCCTATACTCTTACCTACCTGCTTGATATGTTCAGAAATTACAAAGGAGGACAGAAAAAATGAGAGCAGGACTATTAACAGAAAAAATATCTATCTATCGTACTGACATAATACAAGGTGAAGACGGTGCAACTAATGACATTCATACATTTATTACATCAACCAAAGCACAAGTAGTAAGCAAAGCAGGTGATAGGACAGTAGTAAATGATGAAGTTATATATCCTTTTCGTGTTACCTTTACAGTGTGGCGTTATATTGATATTAAAGAGTACACAGATAATATAATGTGGAATAATAACAAATATCGTGTCTTGTCAGTAAGTGATGATAAAGCAAATAATAGAAAGATTATCGAAACTGAAAAAATAAATGAGTAATGGACGAAGCAATTAGTATAAATGGTATCGAAGAGCTAACGGAGAAATTTGCAGCACTCACCGGAAAGGAACAGAAAAAAGCTAAAAATACTGCTTTGAGAAAGAGCGCACAAGTTATCGTTAAAGCAGCAAAATCAAACTTAAGACAGGTAACAAAGAAAGCTAAATCACCTAACTACTGGAATGGTAAAAGTTTAGAAAGTGGCATCAAGGTTAGTAGGATAAAAGATAATACAGACGAACTCAAAGTACATATTTTCGGTGATTTTAGGTTAAAGTTCTTTCAGAGTGGTACAGTAATTAGAAAAAATAAAAAAGGTGCTAACAGAGGTGCTATGAAACGTACTAATTTCTTTACTAACGCTGTTGATGCTAATTTATCTAAAGCAGAAGATATAATAGATACAACTTTTTCAGAGACGATACAGAAAATATGGGAGAGTAAGTAGGCATGAGATTTTTTGATGCAGGGAAAGAAATACGAAAAAAACTGCTTAGCGATGATACATTAAAAGGCGTAATAGATAACAGAATATTTCCACTTGTAGCTGATAAAGGTACTAAATTTCCTTTCATTGTATATAGGAGAGAAAGTACACAAGCAGCCAGTAATAAAGATGCAGTGTTATTTGATATTGACAGCACCGTTAGTATTATTATTGCAACAGATAATTACAGCAGGGGAGTGGAAATTGCATCTATTGTATCAGATGTATTACAGATAGCAGATAACATAGAATTAGTGGGTAGTGAAGAAAGATACAGTGATGATACCTTCCTACAGTTACTCACATACACAATAAAAACAAAAGAATAAAATAATATAAGATATGGCAAATGTAATTAAAGGACGTGATTTGATGCTATTTATCAATGGCAAGTCAATCGCTTTCGCTACTTCACATTCACTTACTATCAGCATGGACACCACAGAAACTACTTCAAAAGACAGTGGCGGTAAGTGGGTAACAAGTAATGCTGGTAAAATAAGCTGGGAAGTAAAGACAGAAAACCTCTTTAGTAATGATGGAGAGGGTGTAACATTTGAGAACTTGTTTGACATGATGACAGCACAAACACCTATTGATGCTGTATTTGCATTAGAAAAGAATAGTGCAACAAAAGCAGCAGAAGTAGCAAAGGGTGGCTGGTTACCATCTACAACAGGGACATACAGTGGTAAAGTAATATTAACCTCACTGGAAGCAAGCGCACCTAATGAAGATAATGCAACATTCAGCGCATCATTTGTAGGTACAGGAGAACTTAAGAAGGTAGCAACACCAGCTCGAACTCTATAAAAAAAATAACACAAAGTCTATCCAATAGAGTAGACAACATAATGACATAAGGCAGTACATTTAATCTATTAGAAGGTTGAGTGTATTGCCAAATTTTTTAACTAACAACAAATACTATGACAACGATAACAATTAACAACAAAATATATAACTTGAAATATAGTGTACGTGCTATGATGATGTTTGAGCAAGTAAAAGGCGAAATGTTTAGCTTGAAGTTACTAAGCGACCAATATTTATTTCTCTATTGTCTTATCTTAGCTGGTGATAACAAAGATAACGACTTGACATTTGATAAACTACTTGATGCGATAGATACAGACCCTTCTATTTTCTCTCAATATGCTAAATTTATGGAGCTTGAAACACAACGACAGAGAGAAATGCAAGATAAAAACGCTAAACAAGAAGGAGACACGGGAAAAAACTAAAAATCGCTGATATATTTGCTATCTTAGTATATCAAGGTGGTTTGTCGCCAGAATATGTACTTGATAAGATGAGTTTTTATGAAATGCACATCTTGATACAAAAATTATATTACAAGAACTTAAATAGCTGGGAACAAACGAGACAATTAGCATTTATATCAGCGAAAGTGATGGGAGGAATTAAAACAGATAGCCCACAGAAATTTATGCCTTTTAGTTGGGATAGTGTAAGTGATAGCGACAATGATAATACAGCACCAACAGAAGAGGATAAAAAGCGGTTAATCGAAAAAGCAAAAGAG